GCAACTCAGCGGGATTGAACAAGGTGTCAATGGCAGCACCTTTGCTGCGAATTAATGATCTGATTTGTTTGATCAGGGCAGTGTTGGGCTCAATTTGTTTTCCAAATATAGGCTCAATCAACAACAGGCCAGGAACATCGTTGAACCGCACACGCCGCAGCGGTTGTTTGGGTTCGCCTGCGTCTGAATACATGGTGTGCATGGCAATGCCAACTTCACTGTTGCCTATGCGTTGACCCAGGGCACTCTTTGCAGGAATGCGATACTGCACAGTATTGGGTTTGAACACATAGTTGCCTGCTTCCAAGGGCGGAGTGTTCATGTACAACAAGTCACCTTGTACATAGCCACGAAAGTTAGTGGGCAAAGCTGCTTCTAACATGGGCCACAATGTGGCATAAGTTTGAATAAGCGCAGATCTTTCACCTTTGCGTGTGTTCTGTATCTGTGCCATCATTTGAGGTGATGTTGCCAGGCCGTCATAGCCTTTGGCCTCAAAGCCTGCGCCGTCTGTGAGCACAAACTCACCTGTTTCAGGTTTGCGTCCAAAGTACACAGCAGGTATACCATCCCACTTTACACTGGTTGTTGTGCCAGGGCTGGCAGCGGCTTGGTCAAGAATAGTAAGTGCTTCCGTAGCGCCACGTGAGCCTTTGCGGAACACCAGGTCTTCCAAGTGCTCAATGCCCTTGGCTCTACCGCCTACGTTGCCTTCATCGGCTTCGTAAATTTGATATGGATTCACTGCCTCATGTTCTACCAGGGGTTGCATGCCCTGGTTCACAATCCTGTCACGCAGTCGTGCCAAGAAGTAGGTGTCGGCATCTTCTGTCACGGCATCGGGCTGTTGTAAACCTTCACGAGTCAAGTATTCACGAAAGTCTTTGACCTTGACTTCTTTATCTTTGTCTCGGGCTAATGCAGCAAAAATGCTTTCTACATTCTTTAAATTTTCTCGAGTGGCACGTGGACCCAACAATGCTCGGGCCACATAATCGGGGTCCATGCCACCATCCACAAGTTGATTTGTGGTGCGACTAAACATGCCATTAGCACCCACTTTGAGCCCCAGTTGCTTGGCAATACTTGACATCAACACATTGCGGTTCATGCCTTTGTAGGCCGAACCTTCGCCACCAGAATAAAAGAATGTGCCCCAGTCCAAGTTGGGAAAGAACATGAAATCTGTTTGCACATAGCCCAGTTCCGGACGTCCTTGTATGGGGGTGCGCAGGTGTACTTCTCCACCCTTTTTAATCCATTCAGCAGGTGGCAGTTTGTGACTGGCTATCCACTGCATGAGTTTTTGTGCCAGTTGATCCTTGGTCATTTCGTTGGTGTCTACTGCAAGATCCATGTCGCCCGACGTGGCGGCTTTGCCTGTTGAACCTAGCCAACGGTCACGGGGGAATTCCAATCCAGTTAGTTGTTCAAGCCAGGCCACAGTGGCAGGCACATCACTTTGATTGATGCGACCTGTGAGTGGTTGGCCGTCTGCATCCTTGAATACATTGCCGCCTTCTAATAATGTGCGCAGGCTTTTCATAGTGGTTTAATTTTTTTCAATAATGTAGCACTGGGGTCAAAGTCTCGACTCCAAGTCAAAGATTCCGACATTGCTGGTTGTCGACTCAATATTTGTCTTATGGCATCACTGGTACTGGTATTGGGCGGCACTTGTTTAACTGCTGCTGCGGCTTCTTTTGGTTTGAAACCCAGTTTTGTTAATGCTTGCAATATGTCGTTTTGTGCTGTGGGTGTTGGCATCATGCCAGGTTTGATGGGCACTACGTTTGATGGTGCAGGCAAATTTGTTTTTGTCACTGGCACGTTTAATGTAGGAGTAGCTGTCATCTGTGGCTTTACTGCTGGGCCCACATTGGTGCCATAATTTGTGGGTGGCGGTTTTGGACTGCCAGACATTTGTGCCCGTGCCATAGAACCAGCAAACTTTTGTTTCATAATACGTTGCTGTTCAGGACTCATTTGACTCAAAGGATCAATTGGTGCAGCGGCGGTGGGAACCGGCTGCGCTTCAGCATCTGCCCTGACAGCGGCTGCACGTTGTTTGGCTAGGCGAATTTGTTCTGGCGTTGGCGCCAATGTTGGTTGCTGTGGCGCTGTTAATGCAGCTTTGGATTTCTTTTTAGACTTGCCTTTTTTCATCTTTTTTGCAAATTCTGGATTGGCTGCTTTTTCTCTTTCAATGTAGTCAAATGCAGATTCTATTGCCTGCATGGCTTGATTTTTGGTAGCACCGTACTTGTTGGTCAACTGGGCAGTGACAGTGGTCTCGTCATAGTTGTGTGTGAGCATGTCTACTGCGGCATCAAAATATCGTTCTATGTCTGCTGCCTGTTGCCTAATAGTTTTATCGTCCTCTGGGGGCAATAAATCCTGGCCAACTCGTTGCCCCAGGGCACGAACTGGTGCTTGCAAAATTCTATTGCCCACAGCTTTGGCAGTGGCGCCCCAGTCAATTTCATTCACTGGTTGTGTAAGTTCAAAGATCTGCATGGGTTCTCCTGACGCTCCTTGAGAACTTGCTGGTGTCTCTGTGACGTATTGCATTCAGCAGTTTGCGTTGAAGATTTTCAGCTTGTTCAGCAGAAAATTCAGCGTCAATTTGTTCCAGCAAACGAATGGCTGTTTCAATTAGGTTGCTGGCGCGAGTTTCTATGATGGCTCTGCGATCACGTTCTATGTACAAGCTGTCCAGTTCTTCTAATATGCTTTTGGTTTTCTTTTGCATTTGCTCAAGGGCCTTTGGATTATTTAGCGGAAACACTGTTGCAATAAATATCTAATACAAGGAACCAGTATGACCAGTCAGATCAACCCCAACAACATAGACGGCGAATATCCCGTTGCAGGTGTCAGCAACAACACGCAGGGCATGCGCGATAATTTTACCAACATCAAAACCAATTTCCAATACGCAGAGGACGAAATCGATGACCTGCAGTCAAAAGGTGTGTTTAAAGCTGCGCTGACTGGCACTACCTTGGACAACAACATGGCCAACAATGTGATCTACAATGCACAAGTTCGTGGCATGTCGGGCACTGTGGTTGCCATTGCAGCCACTTCGGGCACTGTGAACATAGACTGCAATGCTGGACCTTATCAAACTATTGCAATAACTGGCAATATTATTCTGGCGTTTACCACTGCTACTTGGCCGCCAGCGGGCACATTTGGTATGATACGATTGCGAGTCACTGTGGATGCTGCTGGTCGCACCATGACCTTGCCTGTTAGTGTTTCACAGGGCACAACTGCCATACAAGGACTTGCATCCAGTGTGCTGACATTTGCCACTGCTGGTATATTTGAATTTGGTTTTAGCACCATTGATGCTGGCACCACAATCACCATGTATGATTTTACCAGACCATTGGATTATTACACTGACACAGTGATCATTGCCAACACTGCTGTCAGCACCAATGCTGGCACAGGTGCGTTGATTGTGGCCGGCGGCGTGGGCGTTAGTGGCAATCTGTATGTGACTGGCGACATTGTGGGCAACATTGTGGTCACTGGTTCTACATTTACAGGCAATGTCACTGCTGGCAACCTGCTCACTGGCGGATTAATTTCTGCCACAGGCAATGTCACTGGTGGTAATTTACGCACCGGAGGCTTGGTATCTGCCACAGGCAACGTCACCGGTGGCAACTTGCTTTCCGCCACACTGAGCTTGAGCGGCAACGTACTCAGTGCTATCAACACTACAGCCAACATCACTACCACAGCCAATATTTCGGTGGGCAACGTGCTGATCAACGGTATTACCACCAGCACAGGCAACGTCACTGGGGGTAATTTGCGCACCACTGGACAAATGTCAGCCTCTGGTAATGTCACTGGTGGTAATATACTGAGCAGTGCAGTGGTATCTGCGGTGGGCAATGCCACCATACTGTCAGCTACTGGCGTTCCAGCAGGTGGTACCACAGGTGCTGGCTACAAAATGTCCAGCACTACCAATCTTGGCATATTCTTTGGTTCTGGTGCTCCAACACTGAGTGCCGCACAAGGCAGCTTGTATTTGCGAACTGATGGCAGCTCAACTACCACAAGAAT